GATCTTGACCTTACGAGTAGTGGTTGAAGACATACTATCTTCAGCAGCTTCAGACTCTGCAAACACATAAGGCATATCCTTACGGATCTTTTCCAGCTTCTGATCTGCAATAGTAACAGCTTCAGGACGGTCATACTCTTCCTGGTTCATTGCCTGCTCTACCAGAGCTTTAGCGATAATACGAGCTGAAGCAAGATCATACTGATCAGTACCCCCAAGATCTGAAATAAGAGAGTTTGCATAGGCGAGAGGGTCTGATGAGAGGCCAATATCTTCACCAACTTGTTGAATAGCTCGGACAACGGATTCTCCTTTGATGCCGTAGGTCTTGAGAACTTGCTTTGCATTGATAACTGCTGTCATATGAATCTCCATAATAAAATGATAATAACGTCAAACTACAAAGTCGATCATCAACACATTAAATAATAAAGTCAACAGTTAATAAAATAGTAATTATCTTGTTACGACTGCCAGGAGAGTGAGGAAAAGATAGGATCCAAACAGCTTAGCATCACGATCTGAGTCGTTGTCTTTTTCGTAACTATTACTGGTTCTACAGTTACAAGACCTGGGAGAGTTATCAACTCTTGCGTTTGGAGAATTGACAATAAGGGTGCCCACACTAATGTTATCACCATTGATTAAAGCGCTTCCAGGTTTGGGTCTAGGGTTTTGTGTTGTTGATCGCATTGTGGTTCGTTCAACTATAACATCTTCCATTAAAATAGAACCATGCTCCTCTTTGGGAACAGAGGAGCATCCTATAATACTAATAGGTATCAAAAATATGGATAGTTTCTTTGACAAACTCATTTGGATCTTTCACAAAGATCTGTGGATTATCGTTATCCACAGCAATCATAATCACAATCTGCTCAATATCAAAGTCATATCTCTCTTTTACCATCATCGAGTATGCTGTTGACTGTATAAAATAGTTCTTAATCCACTTTTCCTGCTTCGGTTTGTTAGCTGTCTTATAGTCAAGAATGGTAGGCTTACCATTATACATGCATATAAGATCAGAAGTTCCTGCAGCTTTCAACCGATCTGAATACAGTGGATATTCAATACCATACACCTCTTCAACATTATTGTCAACATATGGCTGTAAATCAAGAAATAACGAAGTGGTCGAAGGCATTTTGTTCAACGCAAAGTCTTCAACATTACCAACATAATCTTCCATCATGTTGTGAAGTTTAGTACCTCTTGTTGATGCCTTGTTAGAGATTCGGTTGGCTTCCTCATGACCTATTTTATCTCTCCACTTATCAATACCTTCTTTACTTAGAGCAGAAAGAACAGTAGTAACAGAACGATAGTGGTCACCGCCTGGAGTAACATAATAGCGTTTTCCATCTATTTCCTTTCGAGGTATCTCTATTTTAGGAAATGGCTTATGTGTGAAATGCTTTGTGCGCAAGATTATTTGCCGAAATGTTTATTGAATACTCTGTCTGTCTGAGATTCTTTAATTGATTTGGTTTTGTGGCGATCAGCCAATTGGCTGTTTGGGTGAGCATCTGATATCTTTGAGAGAACTTCTTTAAATCCAGAGTCAGTCTTTATTCCTCCGACCCCGCTAACAAGTCCAGGAACATTGTCAATATAACGCTCAAGATTAGGATTAGAGGCGAGAAAGTTATCGTAATCAGAAATGCGTAAAGTAAACTCGACAATATCATCTGTATCCCTATCTTTAAAAGTGTAAATGGGCATACTATTCTTTTACATTCCAGTTGGTCTTATTAGCAACCTTCTTGGCTGGAGTCTTTCTAGCTCTAGGTTTACTTGAAGCTTTTTCTTGAGGTGGAGATAGTTGCTGCGGAGCTTCGTGACGTTTCCTCCAAAACCAATTGGTGAATGTCAGAAGTTTACCTTCAAACCAACTCATGAAGCGATTATGCCAAAACCAATTACCTTTGCTCATCCCAATACTCCTTTTCTCTTTCGTAATCCAAGTCGTCATAAAATTGTTCATAGCGTTTATTTTTTAACGCTTTATCAATGAACTTGACTGATTTTTCTGAAACTTCTTTTTTTATTGCTTTTGATACGTGATGTTGTTTTTCATCTAGTGAACGATACTGCTTGTTCGTCTTACCCATCTTAGCCCTCTAATAGTCCTGGATACAATTCTTCAACAAACTTCTTAGTTATTCCTTTGTATGGAATCTTTTTATCTTTAACAGATATGATAAGTTCTGCATCTTGCTTGTCAAGATTCTCAAGAAGCTGAACAAACAGATACTCTCTCCTAACTGGTTTCAAGTTGTCGTTACCACCCTCAATAAAGAGGTAGAGCTTTCTGAGCTCACTATACAAAACACTTTGAAGATCTGGAAGATCATTAGGTTTGTATGGTGGAGATCCTTCAGGCAATAGGAATTTAACTTTGGGATCATATGCATATTTTAGAATAGCTCTAAGTGCATGTGAATCATTCCTGTAGAGATAGTCTATTCGCTCTTGCTTCTTGTCAAACTCAGAAGCTTTCTTAAGTATTTCAGCCAATCCTAATTTCATGTAAAATCCCCAGCGTGTTCCATCAGTGTTTTAAGTTTAAATTGTTGAAGATATCCAACTATATTTACCTTCTTAGGAGTTTCGAACTGAGTCTGAAACTCTTGCCATATCCTTGAAGATATGTGATCAGGTATTTCTGTCAGGCAAATCAACTTCTTATTTCTTTCCAAACCAACTTTTAGTTCGGGTACATCATTATATAGTTGATCCCAACTCATGTCTAGCCATTCAGCTAGCTTCTTCTTTGCTATCGCTTTTTGACGGATACCTTCCACAAAACTATCACCACTAGACAAAGCATTAGGAATCCCATCTCCACTATCTCCTTTGATAACCAACTCTTTCAAATACTGTTTAGGATCCTCTACTTGAACGTTGCGTTTACGAATAGGATCAAACTGAATAACTCTTTCACTGTGTAGCTGAATAAAGTCTTTATCTGCAGATAGAATCAATACATCTTCTTTAGTGTTAAGACATATAGTTGCAATAATGTCATCCGCTTCACAATTGTCTACCTGAACAACAGTGAAGGGAAGATGCTGTTTGATCTCGTCTCTAATCCTGTTCAGTGTATCAAATACAACTGGCCAGTCAATATCACTTTCATCTCTAGTCTTCTTACGACCAGCCTTGTAGTAAGGGAATATTTGTTTACGCCAGTAATTCTTATCATCACATGCTATGACCATGTGTCCGTATATCTTCCCAAACTTCTGGTTGTATAAACGTAGTGAGTTGAGGACCATGTGACGAACAAGGCCCTCCTCAAAGACAAGGTTAGTGTGATTACCAATCTGCATCATCAAGTTAGAGATACAGATTTGGTTGAAGTCAACAATAATCATTTTAATAATCTATTCTTCGATGCTCTTTAAGTAAAGCTGTTAGAAGATTGAACCACTGAGCCTTCCTACCTTCCCAACTGTAAAACATATCTGCATAGTACTTCTGAGCTTTAATCATGTTCTGTACAGAATCATCATTATACATCTCTATTGTTGCAGAAGTCAAGTCTAACAAGGTTTTAGCGTGATCACGTTGATTGTCCTGCCACTGGTACATCTGAGTCCAGTTAGCAGCTGTCTCATACAATGCAGCATAGTTAGGATGGATACAGACCAAACCAGCTGACATTGCCTCCATCAACGATATACAGGAAGTCTCTTGCCAGATGTTTGGATATGCGTATATGTGAGCTTGTTGTAGTGCTTCTCTTATCTCGTGGTTAGGAACAGATCCATGATAGTTAATCTTTGGATGGTTCCTACAGAAATTAAATACCTCTTTGTATGGCTCATCACGCTGCTCCCAACCATATATCTTAAAGCTAGAGTATACATCTAGTTCAATATCTTTGTTAGGGTACTTCTGTACAAGCGCATCAAACATCGATACGAGAATATTCAAACCACGATGAGGGGTGGTATGATAGATAAGTTTGATTTTATCTTTTGGCTTTTCAACAAATGGAATTGGTTCAATAGCGTTGTGTAGTACTACACACTTGTACCATGGTAGACCGTAATGTTTCTGATAGGCTTGCATCTGCCAGTTAGAAACAAATACAAGTTTATCAAATTTATTCCATCCACCATTCTTCAGGTGCTCAGATTCTGGATCACCTGGTAGGTCATGCAACCAGTAAATTTTAATCTTAGAGTCATCTACCTCTCTGACACGAGAAGGTATGATTTGAAAGTATTGGAGGAGATCTTCGGGTAGGTTTTTGTGCAAAGAATCGAGCATCAACTCGGTACCACCCTTTGCATTCTTTGACAATTCATTAACTTCCATTATTCTTCACCTGAACTTCTTGATTGTTTAAAAGTTTCTCTCTTAGCCTGCTCGTAAGCTAGCTGAGCTTTAATCATGAGGTTTTTATAGTCAGCTTTGTTCTGACCATCAAGAGTAGCTAGTACTCGTTTAGTTTCTTTACTCATGTTAAAAGTACTTGTGGCCTTCATTATTTATTCTCCATTTTTTGTAGATAATTCCAAGTGTCTTTCCAACTCTTCACTTTCACGGTTGTTGCTTCACTTCGTTTGATTATATATGGTGTATACAACTCTTTTAATGATGTACCAAGTGGCCAGTCATTACCTCCAAAGTCCATCTGATCACCAAAAAAGTAAACATGGAGGTTTGGTTCATTGAAGTATTGAGCAATCTGCCCTTTATCTTTTCCAGGTTCCATTATGTCAATACCAGTTTCACCAGCTACCTGAGCAATTGCAATATGACTGAATCTCTTATTAAACTCTTTAGCAATACTGGCACGTTCACCGGTCTTTCGGTCATATTCAACATACTTGGCACGCTGCTCTTTATCTGCAGCTCTTCCAACAATACTAAAATTGACTAGTCCAATGCGGTTTTCAATATGTCTTCCAGTCTTACCAGTAAACAAACTCTTCTGCAGTTGTTCATTCAACCACTGGATCTGAGGCTCTTTCAAAGTCCACTTGCTTTGATACTTGAGATCACCCTTCGAGTATATAGCATTTCCGGCACATGAGAACACAGCATTAGCCAGGTCCAGAACGTCGTTACCAAGTTGTTCCTGGGTCTTGGGGTAGTCACTACCAGTCGCAAAGTAAACTTCCTTGCCACCTCGTTTAACCCATGATTTGAACCACTTGCGAAACTGAGAGTCCATAGGTTCTCGGCTAGGCGTCAGAGTTCCATCAACATCAAATATAAAAACTGTTTTCATTTGCGCGCTATAATAGATAAATACTTGAAAAAAAAGGACAAAATGTTCCACTTGTTACCGCAGTACACACCCATCACTATAACGGAAGTTATAGAAAAAAATCAACAATTTGTTTGTGAATTTATCAATTTAAAGCGTAACGGCTTTCTTCATTATACCAAAGCACTGAATGATTTAACTTATGGATTTTGGACTCCCGTGTTAAATGATGCTGATGAGTATGTCAAAAACCTAGCAGAAAATATGAAATTGGTCACTCGTTTCAAGTAATTTAGTTTTAATGTTGTTATTCTCAGAATTAAATGGATCCACTAACGCTTTTTGCATTAGCAAACGGAGCAGTAGCTGCCGTTAAAAAAGGGTGTGCTCTCTATAAAGAAATACAATCCGCAGCAGGTGATGTTAAAGGTATACTTAATGATCTAGAAGAGCAATTCACAGAAAGACATAAAGACAAGCCTCCATCAGTAGCTGAAAAGAATCAGTATATTGAGGAGAAGAACCGTATTATCGAGTTGAGTAAAAAACAACCCGATGACATATTTACTCAAATTGGTGAAGAATTAGGTACGTATTTTGAAAACTATGCAACATGTATGGCTATCTTCGAAGAGGAAGAGAAACATGCTTTCGATGTATACACAGGTAATGTTAGCATAGGCAAACGAGCTCTACAAAGAGTTCTAATGATAAGTCGCCTCCAAGCAATGAAGGATGAACTACGTGAAATAATGGTATACCAGTGTCCTCCAGAATTAGGTGATCTGTACACAAGAACAGAAACAATGATGGAGCGTATTAAAAAAGAGCAAGCAATTGCCATTTCAAGAAAAAGAGCTGAAGATAAAATAAAAGCTGAGAAAAGAGCTGCAAGAAACAAAAGAATAAAAAGTAAAATAACTAGATGGAGTATTGTATTCGTCGCTGTTTTATATTTTATTATTTTAGTATGGTCAGTTGTTGAGATAAGAAAGACAGAAAAACCAGAACTGGGTACTTGCTTGATACCAAAAGGTACTTGGCCTTATAGTCACTACAGTAACTTAAAATGGGTCAATTGTGAAGATTAAAATGCTCCAACATGGGTCAGAAATTGAAGAAGGTTTCTTTGATCTTGCAACAACGGTAGACCTGAAGGTTGGGGACTATCACGATGAACACAAAGTAGATTGCCTTCATACTTCTTATGATATGTGTTCTTGTCTATAATTAAGCTCTCTTCACACCATACATCTTGAGTTTTGTTATTAAAGTTCTTAGGGTTGTGTTTGGTATAAACATGCCAGTAGCAATTGTAACCACTTTTCTCAAGTACCTGAAGTAATTCCTCATTACCTAAGTCACTATTGTATTCAATATACATTGCTGGTTTGTGCTTTTTGATTATCTTCTTAGCACCATCAAGTGCTTCCACTTCATGACCTTCAACATCCATCTTAATTAAATCAAACCTGTATGTGTCAATATAACTGTCAAGAGTTTGAACAGCTGTTACAATCCCTTTGTCATCATGGTTGTTAATTTTAAACTCACCATAGTTTATTTTATTTTCAACAAAAGGATTGAAGTTGACCATGCGCTGTCGAGATGCTTTATTTGATAAGGCAGCATTGACAGGAATAACATTGTAGCAACCATTGAAAAGTAGATTCGCACAAAGCAGCTCAAAGATATAAATTTGAGGTTCAAAGCAGATGAGCTTACCCTTATTAGCTTTTTTAGAAAAGAACACGGAGTGAGTACCGATGTTTGCTCCTATGTCGGCTACAGAGGAGTGCTCTGTTAGAATCATGTCAAATAGATCTAACTCTTGCTGAGCCC